CTTGTAATCCTTTAGATCAAACTAATACAGGTGGCTCATCTGCTACAATGGCAGAGGGTAATTTAAAATGGACATCTGCTGGAAATACTACATCACAAAGTTATATGAGAGCAACTTTTGGTTTAACTGCTGGAAAATGGTATTGGGAAGCTAAAATGTCAGACTCTAATAGTGGACCAGGTTTTCAATTTGGCGTTTCTGGAGCTAATGCTAATATGAATCAAGGTGGATCAGGAAGTATGAATGATAGTGATCCAAATACTCACTTTGTTAACGCTGCTAGCAGTGCAAGTGCAACAAGAAAAGATGGATCTAATGTTACTACAAGTTTAACAACAGTTGCAGAAAATCAAATTGTGCAAATTGCATTAGATTTAGATAATCAAAAATTTTATGTAGGTGTTCAAGGAACATGGTTAAACAGTGCAGATCCAGCAACAGGATCAAACCCACCAGCAACTGTTGATGCTAATACTACTTATCTACCAGCTTGGTCAGATAATGGTTATACAGATCAAATAACTTTAGAATTAAATTTTGGTAATCCAAGTTTTACAGGAACAGATAAATCTGATGGAAATGGCTACGGTTCGTTCGAGTACGAGCCGCCTTCGGGTTATCTGAGTTTATGTTCAAAAAATTTAGGAAGTGATGGAGGATAAATGGCAGCTTTTACAACAATAGACAATCCAGAATTATATTTTCAAACAGTTCTTTACACAGGAAATGGAAGTGCTGGTAATGCAATTACTTTAGATGGCTCTGAAGATATGCAACCTGATTTCGTTTGGATAAAACAAAGAGACAGTCGAGACCACTTTTTGTTCAATTCAGTTATTGGAGCAACTAAATATGTTGCTTCAAATTTAACTCAAACAGAACAAACTGACGCAAACACCATGACAGGATTTGATTCAGATGGATTTACTTTAGGCAATGGTGTTGGTGTTAATGAAAGTGATGATACTCATGTAGCTTGGTGTTGGAAAGCTGGAACTGCATTCTCAAATGATGCTAGTGCCACATCGATAGGAGATGTAGATAGTTCTGGAAGTGCAGCAACTATTGCTGGTTTTTCAATTTGTTCCTATACAGGTAGTGGAACTGCTGGCGATACAATAAAACATGGCTTAGATAAAGCTCCAGAAATTCTTTTATTTAAAAATCGTAGCACAGATATTACATGGATAGTTGGCTCCAAACCTGCTGGATTTACTAATATTCAGTTTTTACAAACTACAGCTGCTGCAACAGATGACAGTAATGCTTTTAATGATGTCGATCCAGGTTCAAGTGTTTTTACACTTGGCGGAAATCTTGGTACAGGTACTAACGAAACAAGTAGTAATTTTGTATGTTATGCGTTTGCAAGTATTCAGGGTTATAGCAAAGTAGACTCATATGTTGGCAATGGAAATAATGATGGCACATTTGTTTATACAGGATTTAAACCAGCTTTTGTTATGATAAAAAAATTTAGTGCAGCAGGTACTAGTTGGGTTATATTTGACAATAAAAGAAATACTTTCAATGAAAGAAGTAAAATTTTGCAACCAAATGATTCTGGTGGAGAAGAAACAAGCGCTAATAGAATTGATTTTAATTCCAATGGTTTTAAATTAAGAGGTACTTGGACAGTAATTAATGCTTCAGGTGCAACATACCTATACATGGCGTTTGCAGAATCCCCGTTCGTAAATTCTAACGGAATACCAAATAACGGAGAGTAAAATATTATGTTACAAAAATTAAAATTTCAACCTGGATTTAATAAACAAGTTACAGCAACTGGTGGTGAAGGCCAATGGGTTAGTGGTGATTATGTAAGATTTAGATATGGTTCACCTGAAAAAATAGGTGGTTGGGCACAGTTAGGAGACGTTACTTTAACTGGTAGAAACACAGCCTTACACCATTTTGTTAATGCAGCTGGTATTAAGTATGCTGCATTAGGAACTAATAGAATGTTATACGTATATTCTGGAGGTGCATTTTATGATATTACTCCTATTAAGACCACAACAACATTAACAAATGCATTTACAACAACACAAAGCGATGCAACTGTTACAATTACGTTTGCATCTGCTCATGGTATTTCTAAAAATGATATTGTTTTATTAGATAATTTTACAGCTATTACTAATTCTAATTTTAGTTCTGGTGATTTTGATGATAAAACTTTTATGGTTACATCAATTCCAACTTCAACAACTATTACTATTGAAATGGGATCAGCTGAATCTGGATCAGGAGCTAGCACTTCTGGTGGAATAAGAGTTCAACATTATTATCCAATTGGTCCTGCAACTGAGGCATCGGCCGCTGGTTGGGGATTAGGATTATGGGGTGGTACTGTAGCTGGAGAAGTTTTTGATACTTTAAATGGAGCATTAACAAGTTCTTCATCAAGTATTGTTTTAGATGATTCAACAGGTTTTCCTGCATCAGGAACTGTTGTAATAGATGATGAAAGAATTGCTTATACAACAAACACTACTGGTACAGGAACTTTATCAGGTTTAACAAGAGGATCAGATAACACAACAGCAGCATCACATAGCGATGGAGCGACAGTAACTGATGCTTCTGAATATACTAAATGGGGTGCATCACAAACAGGTGATATTATAACAGCTCCTGGTTTATGGTCCTTGGACAATTATGGAAATAAACTTATTGCAACTATTGTAGATGGTGCAACTTTTTCATGGGATTCAGATGCTGATAGTGCAACTTCTACTAGAGCCACAATTATTGCTAACGCACCAACAGCAGCAATACAAACTTTAGTATCTACACCAGATCGTCACTTAGTATTTTTTGGAACAGAAACAACTATTGGCACAACGTCAACACAAGATGATATGTTTATTAGATTCTCGGACCAAGAATCAATTGATGCATCAACTTCTTATACACCTAGTGCAATTAATACTGCTGGTACACAAAGACTGGCTGACGGAACACGGATCGTTTCAGCTATAAGAGGTCGTGATGCAATTTATGTTTGGACTGATACATCTTTATTTATTATGAGATTTGTTGGTGCACCTTTTACTTTCTCGTTTCAACAAGTTGGAACTAACTGTGGATTGATTGGTAAGAACGCAGCCGTAGAGGTTGATGGATCTGCATATTGGATGTCAGAAAATGGTTTTTTTAGATACACTGGTAAACTAGAATCTTTAGCATGTTTAGTAGAAGACTATGTTTACGATGATCTTAATACAGTTCCTAAAAATCATATTTATGCAGGATTAAATAATTTGTTTGGTGAAGTTACTTGGTTCTATCCAGGTAGTGGTGCTGCATCTAACAATAGATCTGTTACTTACAACTTTATGGATTCAACACCAGAAAGACCAGTATGGACTACAAGCTCACTTGCTAGATCATCTTGGTTTGATTCTTCTATATTTGGAAAACCACACGGCACGGAATATGATTCATCTGCTACAAGTGATGCAACGGTTGGAAACACTGATGGTGTTACAACTTACTTTGAACACGAAACAGGACAAGATCAAATTAAAGCAGGAGCAAGAACTGGTATTTCAGCAAGTATTCAATCTGGAGATTTTGATTTAGATCAACGAGGATTACAAGGTGATGGTGAATTTATGATGAAAATTAGAAGAGTATTACCTGACTTTTTATCTCAAACAGGTGATGCAAGAGTTACATTAAATTTAAAAAATTATCCAACAGATTCACAAGCAAGTTCTTCATTAGGACCTTTTACATCTTCGACAACAACAACTAAGATAGACACTAGAGCACGTGCAAGAGCTATAGCTTTAAAA